CCTATACCCATTTCAAGCTAAAGTGTTAAACTTATGGAAAGACAATCCATATTCACTTATTTTAAAGTCAAGACAGTTAGGTATATCAACGTTAGCCGCAGGATATTCTTTGTGGTTAATGACTTTTCATAAAGATAAAAACATTCTTTGTATAGCTACTAAACAAGAAACAGCCAAAAACATGGTTACTAAAACCAAGTTTATGTATGATAATTTACCATCATGGCTTAAAGTAGGAGCTGAAGAAAACAATAAGTTAACTTTACGATTAAGCAACGGTTCACAAATTAAAGCAACTTCAGCCGCAAGTGACGCAGGTCGATCCGAAGCCGTATCTTTACTAATCATAGATGAGGCAGCGTTCATTGAGGGTATTGAGCCAATTTGGGCATCTGCTCAACAAACCTTAGCAACCGGAGGTGGAGCAATAGTATTATCAACTCCATTTGGAACAGGAAATTGGTTTCATAAAACATGGGTAAGAGCAGAAGCAGGTGAAAATAACTTTTTACCAATTAAGTTACCTTGGAGTTTACATCCAGAACGAGATCAAGCGTGGAGAGATAAACAAGATGTAGAATTAGGTGATCCAAGATTAGCAGCGCAAGAATGTGACTGTGATTTTACAACATCTGGTGAGGTAGTTTACTATCCAGAACATCTTGAATATATGACTACTACTAACGTTGTTGAACCAATGGAAAGACGAGGAGTAGATAAGAATTTATGGGTGTGGGAAGCACCTGACTATTCAAGAAACTACATGGTAGTAGCTGACGTTGCTAGAGGTGACGGTAAAGATTACTCAGCATTTCATGTATTTGACTTAGAAACAAATGCTCAAGTAGCAGAATTTAAAAGTCAACTGTCTCCAAAAGAATTTGGATACATGTTAGTAGGTATCGCAACAGAATACAACGAAGCATTATTAGTAGTTGAAAATGCTAACATTGGTTGGTCTACATTAGACGCTATTCTAGAAAGAAACTATAGAAATCTTTACTATTCATCTAAAAGTGACTCCCCAACTTCTGATTCATATAGTAGATATGAAGACACATCGAAAATGGTACCCGGTTTTACTATGTCGTTAAAATCACGACCATTAGTAATCAACAAAGGAAGAGAATATTTAGGTGATCATAGTGTTATCATTAGATCAAAACGATTGATTGAAGAAATGAAAATATTCGTTTGGAAAAATGGTAGAGCAGAAGCACAAACCGGTTACAATGATGATTTAGTAATGTCTTTCAACACAGCAATGTATGTAAGAGACACAGCTTTAAAAAACAAACAACAAGGAATTGAAATGACAAGAGCAACAATTGGAAACATATCAAGACCTGCTCAATATCAAGGAGCTTACTTTGCATCAGGAACAGATAATCCATATTCAATGAAAGTAGGAAACGATCAAAACGAAGACATAAGTTGGTTAATTAATTAAATAAAAAATGGCAGATAAAAGTATATTTCCGAGGTTAAAACGATTATTTTCAACTGACGTAATTGTCAGAAATGAAGGAGGCAATCAACTTCGAGTAATGGATGTTAATTCAATCCAACAAAGTGGTGAATATCAAACAAATTCATTAATAGACAGATACAGTAGAATTTACTCACCTAACACTACATCACTTTATGGTCAACAGTTAAATGTTAACTATCAATATTTAAGATCTCAACTATATTCAGACTATGATGTAATGGACACAGACGCTATTATAGCTTCTGCTTTAGACATTGTGTCAGATGAATGTTCTTTAAAAAATGAAATGGGTGAAGTGTTACAAATTCGTAGTTCAGATGAAGACGTTCAAAAAATACTTTACAACTTGTTTTATGATGTGTTAAACATTGAGTTTAACATGTGGTCTTGGGTTAGACAAATGTGTAAATATGGTGACTTTTTCTTGAAGTTAGAAATAGCTGAGAAATTTGGAGTGTATAATGTTATACCGTACACAGCATATCACATTATGCGCCAAGAAAATTACGACAAAGAAAATCCAGCATCAGTAAGATTTAGATTTAGTCCAGATGGTTACGTTGGAGGTACAGGACAGTATACTGTTCCAAATCAAAAAGCACAAGATGATTCAAGTGGAATATATTTTGACAACTATGAAATGGCTCACTTTCGTTTATTAACGGATGTTAACTATTTACCTTATGGTCGTTCATACATTGAACCCGCACGTAAATTGTTTAAGCAATACACATTGATGGAAGATGCTATGTTGATTCATAGAATATCTCGTGCTCCAGAAAAACGTGTGTTTTACATTAACGTTGGTGCTATTCCTCCTAATGAAGTAGAAAACTTCATGAAGAAGACAATTACCACAATGAAGAAAACTCCATATATGGATCCTCAAACTGGTGAATACAACTTAAAGTACAACATGCAAAACATGTTAGAAGATTTTTACATTCCAGTTCGTGGAAACGACACAGCAACTAAAATTGACACTACTAAAGGTTTAGAATACAATGGTATTGAAGATGTGGCTTATTTAAGAGATAAGTTGTTTGCTGCACTTAAAGTGCCTAAAGCATTTATGGGCTACGATAAAGATTTATCAGGTAAAGCAACTTTAGCAGCAGAAGACATTCGTTTTGCTCGTACAATTGATAGAATTCAACGTATTATATTATCTGAATTGTATAAAATTGCGTTAGTACATTTATACACTCAAGGATATAGAGGCGAAACATTAACAAACTTTGAAATTTCATTAACTACTCCATCTATCATTTATGATCAAGAAAGAATTGCGTTAATGAAGGAAAAGGTAGACTTAGCTAAAAATATAATGGAAGCTCAATTGTTACCTACAGATTGGATTTACCACAATGTATTCCATTTTAGTGAAGATCAATTTGATGAGTACAGAGAACTTATTTTACAAGACGCTAAGCGTAAGTTTAGATTAGGTCAGGTAACTGAGGAAGGAAATGATCCATTAGAAACAGGTAAATCATATGGTACACCACACGATTTAGCATCATTGTACGGTAAGAGTAGAATGACATCTGATCCAGGAAATGTACCGGCAGGATATGGTGATGACACAACATTAGGTCGTCCTAAAGAAAAAGTATCAAACATTAACACTCAAGACAATGTATTTGGTAGAGACAGGTTAGGCAGAAAAGACATGAAGACAGATGATCAGCCAGGATATGGTAACAGTAAGTCATTAAATGAAACTACTTATTTAAAAAATAAACAATTTTTAAATGAAATTGAGAAAAAATTAGTATTTCAATCAGATAAAGCAAAAGAATCATTACTTGACGAAAATCAATTGCGAGATTAAAATTTCCTTATATATTTATAACAAAAATACAATCTAGATGTTAGTAAAACATTCAAAATTTAAGAACACAGGTATACTTTTTGAGCTTTTAGTTCGACAAATTACCGCAGATACATTATCTGGTAACGACTCAAAAGCTACCAATATCTTAAAAAAATACTTCAACAAGACAGAACTAGGTCGTGAATATAAACTATATGAAAGTTTATTAAAACGTACTAACTTAACTGAAGGTAAAGCAGACATCATAATCAACTCAGTCTTAGAAAGCTCTAAACAACTTAACAAGTCTGCTCTTAAAAGACAGAAGTACAATCTGATTAAGGAAATTAAAGAACATTACAATTTAGAGGAATTTTTCAAAACTAAGTTACCTAACTATAAAGCACACGCTGCATTATACACTCTAATTGAAGCACATGACAATAAATCAGTGTCAACAGATCAGGTAATTACCAATAAATTAGCCATATTAGAACATTTAACTTTCGCGGTTAAAAAAGAAAATAAACCTGATGAATTGATGGAAGAATTTTCTAAATATGATAACGATACTCGCATTTTAACTTACAGAATATTACTTGATAAATTTAACAACAAGTACGCTGACTTTAGTGACAGCAAAAAATCTATTCTTAAAGAATTCATTAACAGTGTAGACAATCCAGCAAAATTAAAGGACTTTTACAACGTTAAAATACAAGAAATTAAGAAAAGTCTTATTGTGTTAAACAAGACAACTAAAAACCCAGTTACTAAAATTAAATTGGACGAAACAGTAAAAAATGTTTTGGTTGGTCTAGAAAAAAACGATAAAATCAACAACGATCATATAGTTAATTTGTTACAATATTGTGATTTACTTGAAGAATTAAAACAAGTCAATGGAAAATAAATCAGAAGGCATTCCAGGTATAAAAACCACACAGTCATCTCAAGTTGACCCAGAAACGGGTACTGTAACTTGGGACGTTAAGTATGTAGCAAATGCTACTTTAGTAAAGAAAAAATTTAAAGAGCTTATTAAAGTATATGAAAATTTTTTACAAAAAGATGAAACAAAAAAATATCATAAATTTAAAGAAATATCCAACGGTTTAAAATTTGTGTGGGAAGAATTTCAAAAATGTTTAAAAGATAATCATATATCATCTGATTTAACACATACAACTGAACCTATATCTGAAGAGAAAGTTAGAGAACTTGTACGTAACCGTTTAAAAGAAATAAGTGCAACTGGAGGAGGAGCAGGCGCAGGCCACTTCACACCAGGCGAAGGAGCTCAGTATGCAACCCCATACGCCTTTAACCCTAAA